TTCTTTATCCAGAGATTTTTCAATGGATGACATTCTTTCTTCCAACTGTTTATTAGATAAATCTTTCAAATCCGATTGATATGTTGCCTCAATAGCTAATCGTTCTTTTTTAGAGAAACCAGCAGCTTTTAGCTGATCATTAGTCAAGTTTCCATAGGTATTACGGATAAATTCTGATTCTTGTTCTGATAGTTTCCGATTATTTTGAGATGCATTTTCATAAATAGAGTTGATTTTATTCAATTGGTCTTGTACATCTTTAGAAGTTTGCTCATCAACTCTCTTTTGAGCTGCGATAATGCCGTTATACCAATCCTTAGTACCTTGATCTAAATAACTTGAATCGGCAATTTTTTCTCTTCGTTCTTGTTCTTTTTTTAAAGAATTTTCGATAGAATCGCCAATTTCTTGGTTTGCTTTTTTTACTGCATCAGCACTGGTAACAACACCATCTTGGTACTTGTTCATTTCTTCAATGCCTTTTTCGCGTAACTCTTGCGACTTAGTGATTACTCTGTCTTGTGCTTCAGTTACTTCTGTACCCCATTTTCCACCAGCTAATTGTGATTCATCATAAGCTTTTTTGGAAAGATACGCAGCACCGGCTAATGCCCCTAAAGCAACTACACCAATTCCAATTGGACCAGCAAGGGCCGCAATAGATGCCCCTAGTCCTGTTACTCCAGCAGCACCAGCCCCTGAAGCAGCAGTTGCAGCAGAACCTACTCCAAATATATTCTTAGCAAGAAAAGGCAGAGCTTTCTTCTCGGCAGAAGCTGCTGCTAATTCTACAATCCCATTTGTTAGTAATCCTATACCTTTTCTGGTTTTACCAATCACTGATAGACTGCTACCTAGTAATTTTAACGTTGGACCTGCAGCTGCTGCTAATAGTCCCCATTTAATAATGTTACGCTGAGTCGCATCATCTAACTTGGTAAAAGCATCAATCATTCCTGTTGCTTTTTCAATCCAAGGAGTGACTACGGGAAGTAATTTTTCTCCAAAAGTTATAGCTAATACATTCAATGACTCTTTAAATCGTGCAACCTTATTGGCTGGTAAATCATTCATTGTTTTAGCGATACTCTTTGTGGCACCATTAGCGTTATAGGTTTCATCCGTTAGTTTACGCAATTCACCTCCGCCTTGGTTGACCAAAACATTCATTGCTGATTGTGATTCAGTACCAAAAGCTAAAGCAATAGCTGCCGTACGTTGTGCATCCGTCCAATCTTTTGTGTTGTCTTTGATTTTGTCTAAAATATCTGGCAATGTTAACGATCCGTCTTTGAAATCATTCACAGAAATACCTAATTTATCAAAGCCTTCAATATTCTGTTTACTAGGCTTTAATAATCTCGTTAATGCACCTCGTAATGCGGTACCAGCTTTTTCCAATTATGTTATCCTAAAGGTTCTTTATCCTCTAGTTCTTATAGTTTCCTATAAGTTCAGACTATATCATCGCCCGTTCTGGGCGGTTGGCGCTCTTGGATATTTCACCGTACAAAAAAAAGCAACCGCTAAAGATTGCTTTTGCTTAGGTTATTTTATCTAGTCGTTACACCTTCCTAAAGTTTCCTATTAGGCTTGGCTCGGGATTGTCATAGAAATAATAATATCTTCAATGTGTTGTTGTAATCTAATATATAATTCCCTTAGAGTTCCCCGAATTCACCAACTATTTTAAGCTGCTTGTTCCCAAACAACTGGGCAAAATTCTTTACCCCCGATACCGGCATCAGATAGAAGACCAATTGCTGCGGCCGTTGATTCTACATCCATTCCCAAACTATTTGCGACTGGTCCCACATAACTCATTGCTAAACCTAGATCGACGAAACCTGCTGAAGTAGCATTTGCTACATAGGTTAGACCATCAGTTACTCTGGTGGCATTTTTAACTGTTTCACTATATGTTTTACCTTTTAAACCAAATTGACTAATTGTTTCAGTTGTTACATTCATAACATCATTAAATTGTTCGCCTGACGCTTTAGTCGCATCTAAAATGGATGGCATTACACCCATGGTCTGATTAGCATCGTACCCTTTTCGTACAACCTCAGCTAATCCATTATTAATTTCAGACGTAGCAACACCATATTGTTTCGCCCATTTTTTCGAACTATCTGACATTTGGTCAAGTTGTTCTCTATATTTAGCAGTGATTTTCCCACCGTTTGTTAAAAGCGGTCCTATTTCACCAATTTGAGTTTGGAAGTCTGAAGCCTTTTTTGTAGCGGCAGTGAATCCAGCTATAACTGGAGCAGTTATTCCCAAAGTTAATGCTGTTCCTGCGCTAGAGATTTTTTGCCCATATGTTTCCATCTTTTTTCCGGACTCAATATAAGCATCTCCATGTTTTTTCAACCATCCAGTGGCACCTTCAGTTTCAACTTTAAACCTAGCTATTTGTCCAGCAGTTGTTTTTAATTGTGCTTCATAACTGGCTGATCGAGCTTGAGCTTGGTTTAATTGATCGGCATATTTTGTGGTTGAAGCAGTAGCTTTACCATTTTCGTCAAAACTATCTTTGTACGCTTTAGTCAACAACTCAACTTGTTTTTCATTCGCTTGAATCACTCCCGAAAGCCCACTGTACTTCGTCTCAAGTGCACCTAGTGAATTCCCTGAAGAATTCATAATCTGCATTTGAGATTTCATTGCTTTCATTTGGTGATTCACGGCATTTTTTGCACCAGTTAATCCTTTTGAAAAGGCAGAACTATCTAAATCCAACTTGACAATCATATTACCAAGCGGTTTTCCTGTTGCCATAGTTTTCCTCCTTTCCTAAATTGATTTAATAAAGTCTTTAAGTGATACTTCTTTCGTTTTCTCTGGTCCCTTTTGCGCAAAAACAATATTCACTAAAGCTTCATAATCTGCTTCTTCAATTGATTCCAAAGTCCATCCGGCTTCAATGAGTTTTCGATACATTTCGTAATATTCTTTTTCGGCTTCTTCTGGTGTTACTTTTTTTCATCCGTTTCAGAAACTTCGTCTACTCCCATAACCTTCATCCAAATACCATTCAAAGTTTGAAATATTTGATCGCTCTCTAATCCATCCAAAATCGCGTCTTCAGTCACTTTTTTGTCATTGAATAAATCTATAGTGAATTCGATTAACGCATCTAATTGATCCCCCATATCAGCATTTTCATCTTGCATTTTTCTACTTGCTTCAATTGCTTTCCGGACTGCACGTGCTTTGATTTTCGTTTTTTCAAAAACAACTTTCTCTTCTTTTTCGTTTTCTAAAATTAATTGAACTTTTGCCATCTATCTTTCCTCCTAAATAATAAAAAAATAAAGACTAGTCATAACGACTAGCCTTCAATCAGTTTTAATAAGTCTTCTTTTTTAGTCACACCAGAAAAATCTATTCCCCGTGCTGTTAAATACTGTTTAATTTCAGCTATTGTATTATCCATTGTTGGTTTTTCATCAATAGATAACGAAGCCGGCGACTGAGCAGCTAAGACTGTGAATTCTGGTATATCAACTTTTTCAGATTCTTTGCCATTTAGTACCCGAACTGCTTTATAATCTCCTGAATTGACAACTGTATCTGCTGCTAATCCAGTAATAGCGAGAGGACTTTCTCCTTCCGCTACTACACTTGTACCTTTATAAATTTTAAACATGAAAGCCCTCCTAGTTTAATTGAACCACTGCCCCGTCAGCAGTCGGTGAAACTTCACCGATTTCAGGGATTGTTACTTTATTGTTGGAAAAGTTAATGCTGTTAATGCTTCAATTGCTGAAGTTTCGTCACCAAAGTATTTAGCTACTGATTGTCCTTTCGCATCGCCTTCTTGATCGTTGGCAATTGCAGTAAAAACATACTCTTCAGCTTCCGGTTCAAAGGCTTCATTTGTTGTTGTATTTAAATTAATTGCTTCACGACTAAATTTCCCTTTAAAGATTGAAAGCATCGCAGTCTCACCATTTAAATCACTAGATTCCATTAAAACTGCACAATATGGTGGTTCGCTATCTTCACCTAAAAAGCTAATGCCTGCAGTATTAGTTTTATAGCCTAAAATCAAGTCATTTAATTTTTCTGGTAAATCTAATAAACCGAAATTGGCACTTACGTCGCCTGTACCACGTTGTGAAATATAGTACGCAATATCTGAACCATAAACCTTGGTTGCTTCTTTACTTAATCCACTGATTTCTGCTGAAACTGTAGCACCTTGGTCTTGTTTACCTTCTACTACGTATTGATTTGCTGCTGGAATTTTTCCGTCCTTATCAAAAATTCCGATTGTCATTTTTCTAAATCCTACTAATGTCATTGATTATTCCTCCTAATTTTTGACGCAAAAAAAGACACTGATTAATTTTTTCAGTGTCTTGTTCCTCTATTTGATTAATAATTCGTATCATATAAAGCTGTGTTTCCTATAAACCGCCTTGCATCAACGAATCTTTTGGTTTCTTCGAAATACTCATCTAGTCCTTGACCAGACATTTGCCCAAACCCAAGATTTTTCATTTCTTTTTTTATTTGAAACTGTATTTCTTTACAAACGTTGCGATATTTAGCTTCTACATCAATTTGAATTACGTGTTGAATAGATAATTCAGTATCAGATCCATGTAGAACCTCATTAGGTACATCCACTGGCCTGATCGTTAAGAAAGCACCTGTCTTATCTCCATTTTCGGGATAGATATAATACTTAATCCGATAGTTTCCGTAATCATCTTTAGTCATTGAAGCAATATATGTGTTAGAAATAAGTCTTTGGTAAATTGTGTTAAGCATATCCTTCATAAACTCTTTTTGACCTCCTCAGCTACCGTATTTAAGTAATCTTTTTCAGATGCTTTAAGCGATTTAGATATTACTCCAAAACCGCGTGGTTTAATCTGTTTGCCGTTTCTTGTGTACCCAAACTCATTCAGATGAATAATTCGATATCTTTCATGAGGGCCATTCCAACCAATTTCAGCTTCTGCATTATAGTTTTTATATGTTGCATTTTTTCGAACGACTTCGTCAATCGTGTATCCTTTGTCTTTAAAAACCAACATATCCTGTTGCATTTTCTTTTCAACTTTTTCTGCACCAGCATTAATGGCCTTGCGAGTGATACTTTTTACTTTTTTCTCACCAAGGCTTTTTTCAAGAGAATTGATGGCTTCTTGAATTCCTTCAAATTCAACATTACTCATCGTTGGTCACGCCTAATAAAATGGTTATAAATTGATTATTCGTAAAATCATTACGAACATCGATAATATTCCATCGGATTCCACTGTAACGTCTATCAAGTATTTCTACGTAATCCTTATTCGAAACAATGTAATTTGTTTGGGGATCTCTAATTGTTATAGTTACTGCTAGTTTTGTAGCTTTTGAATTTAAAATCTCTAAATCTTTCATTGAAGGGTTATAAATCTCGGCAAAGCAATTATATAGAACTTGGTTCTCTTCCTCACCAGGCATAGGACCAGGAATAGCTTGATAACTATAGAACTCAATGGGCGTTCGCAGTGCGCCATTATTAACTTTAGGTTTTTGATATTCGTAGACTGGCTTATTCATCTGATTCAGCTCCTTCGCTATAATTTGCTAACGAAACAGCCATTAATTCTGATTGGAAGTTTTCGTTGAAAAACTCCAAAGAATCATTAAAAACATACCGACTACGTTCAATTACTAACTCTCTAATTTCTGCCTTTTCGACATCACTGCTACCACACCAACGCTCTATAGCTACCCGAGAACTTTCTAGAATATTTTTTAGGTTTTCGTCATCAGCATCATGAAAGATCCTCATGCGTCCTTTAAAATCTTTTAGCAATTGATCATCCAATAGGAACGCCCCTTTCTACTGTAGTGTGACCATTGCCCCGTCAACTGTCGGTTCAACAAGATCAACTACGGGGGAATTTATTTTCCCTCTGAAGTCACGTTACTAACTTTCAAATTCCAAACTGCTGCTGCTTTATCATCTTTTGCTTTCCCATAAGCAAACTGTTTAGCAGTGTATAAATCCATATCCTCAATTGCCAATGTTTGATCGTATTTACGTAAAGTGATTCCCCCACCGATAAATGCATCATATCGACCATTTACGAAGGTCACTACTTTATTAGATACTTGAGCTAACGATTCTACAATTTTCAAATTGTAAGGTAGGGCCGTAACATATACGCCTTGTGCATTCAATGATGTGTACTGACGTTTTACATCCCAAGCATCCGCTGGGTTAACAACCATCACAACTTTGCCTTCTACAACAACTGCGTGACCTTTTTCATCAGTTGAATGGTGTTTATAAACATTAGTAAGCTCTTTAACAGTAGTTGTTGAGTCAGCAAAGGTTAAATCTCCTAATGCCACTTTTTCTGGATAAACTCCTCCAGTGATTGATACACCTTTTTGAACTTGGCGATTTAAACCAACTGGCTTGTCGTTTCCATCCCCAGCTAAGAAAGCAGCTTCCAAAGCTACTGCAAAAGCTTCATCAATTTGAGTAGAAACAAATGATTCAATCCATGCTGGACCAAAATCTTTCAAATCTTTAGGTACAACTACAAATGCAGTTAATTTACTTTGGATTGCCTCTTCTTCACTAAACGCTGCATCTAATTGACCTTTGATTTCCCCAAAAATCTTACCCCAAATTGCTACACCACTTGTTTCTGATTTTAAGAATTTCAAACGCAAGCCTGCATTCACTAAACCAATTTCAGCTAATAATGGATGGGCAGTAGTTAGGTTTTCAAAAATTCGATCAATGGTTTCTTGTGGTAATAATTTTTCTTCTTTGTAGCCAACATCTGTGGTGATAGCATTAAAGAATTTGCGCTCACGTGCAGATAGTTTCGCATCTGCTGGATTTTCTGCAATTAATCCTTCAACTTCAGCACGTGCTTGTTTTTTGGCTTCATTTAGCAATTCATCAAGCATTGCTCCATATAGCTCATTTTGTTTCTCCGCTGGCTCGTTTGCATTAACTGCAGCTAAAAAGTTGTCACGAATTGTTTTAAATTCGTTTGATAGTTTCATAGTCATTCAGTATGACCTCCTTATTTTTTTGTATTAAAAAAAGAACCGTTTCAAACCAGTATTTTCAGGTTCAATCGATTCTTGTTTTTTAGTATCTAGTTTTTCTGCTACCTTATTTGCCAATTCATCTAAGTCGAACTGTGGTTTTAATTTTTCCACGATTTTCGAAATAGCATCTGGTGGGATGACCGGCGAAACACTTGCAACCAATAAAGGAGCCTCTTCATTTTGAAACATCACCTTGTCTGCAAAACCATTTTCAACCGCTTGCTCTGCAGTCATCCAAGTTTCATGATTCATTAATTCCAACAAATTGTCTCTTTCAAGTCCTGTTTTCTCAATATAAGCATTAGCTATGGACAAATTATAATTTTTCAAAACCTCCGCCTCATGAGCCAAGGCTCTATGGTCACCACTTGCCCCACTTGAAACGTTGTGAATCATAATTTGCGCTGTTGGACTAATTTCAATTGAACTACCAGCCATCGCAATAACGCTTGCCGCACTAGCTGCAATCCCTACAATTTTCACTGTTACTTCCCCTTGATATGCACGTAAAGCTGTGTATATCTCACTTCCTGCATATACATCACCGCCACCCGAATTAATCACAACCTCTAATGGTTCATTCGTTTCAGGCAGAGCAATGTCGCGCGGTGCTGTACTGTCCATTTCGAACAAATCGTAAATCCATTTTTGATTATTCGAAATAATCGTTCCTTTAATTTCCAGTTTCGTCATCTACTTTCTCCCCTCCTTTCGCTTTCTCATAATTTTTGGTAATGTAAAACTCATCGCCGCCTTCGATACTTTCATAATCAACTTCTTCACGAATTTCATTTCTATTGAACCCACCGCTTGAAATCAACTTATCTACTGCATCTGCTAAATCAAATATGTCTTTCTTATCAACACCGACAACTTTGACCTCCATTCCAGCAACGAATTCAGCTTTACTAATGGTCTTTGCGTTTAGTTCATCTTCAATCTTTTTGTTTAAAGGTTTCACGCAATATTTATTTAAGACTGTCTGAGCGCTTTCTAAATCTGCAAGCTCTCCATGTAAAATAGTCGATGGGATACCCAAAATGTCAGCAACCTCATCCACGAATTGACGTTTTAATTTCTTGAGTTCATCAACAGACTGATTCGTCTCCCCTACTGTATTCGTGAGTTCGTTATATTCCAGCCCACTTTGAAGAGGAACTACAGCAATAGATTCCTTACTAAACTTTGCATATACTTTATCGATGTATGCTTGTGCTTTTTTCTGTAATTTATCATCGAACCCTCGACCGTCTTTACCAGTTACTGTTGCTCGAATTTGATAGTTTCTCATTGCCACTTCAACCATTCGATTGTATAAAGAGGCGTAATCATCATACAAACCTTGGACATAGCGGCTTAAATCATTGTTGTTGTATTGAAGAAAAATTACTTCACTCATGGAAAATTTTCGCTTGAATTCATAACCTTTTAGCCAGACACTTTCAAATACATCATCGTAAAGGGCATATTCTTTTCTCACATAACTTTCTGCAATTAATAATTGATCGTCATCAGATAGAACAATCAGTACTTCATTTTCTGTGATTAATTTGTATACTACTTGTTGCCAAAAAGAAGATGCCGATTGATCTAAGTTTGGACGAACGTTGAATAAGTAAGTCCATTCGTTAGAGAGTGGTTGGCCATCTTTACGTATGTGAAATTCCGATCTGCCAAATACCCTAGCTAAAAATTCAGCACACGTATCTATCGCTAGATGCTTTAAATAAAGCGTGTGGTATTCATCTACTAAATTCCCAAAATCATAGCTTAGTTCAACCTCTGAATTTTTTTTGAAAATATCAAAAAACGATTGAAATACTCCCAATATTTACACACCTCCCTTCACTGTCTAAAAATCCCAATCCTCCATCATGTCAAAGAAACCTTCTATATCAACATCCTGTATCTCTTCTCGTTTATATAGAGCAGCTAGAAAAGCATGAAACCCGTCTGTCTTGCGTCGAACGGGTTCTTTTTTCAAAAATGTTTTATTTCCTGACTTGTCTACTTTTGCGTAGCTATTATTTGTGTACCAGCGCATTGATGGGTCATCACCAAAAATAAATTTTTCGTTAGCAAAACCATCTTCTACGATCGGCGCTACCTTTGACTGCACTCCTCGAATATTCCTAATGAATTCATAGTTGTATCCCTCTTTTTCTAACAATGGCTGTAGCAGGTCCATTCTGTATCCATCAGCGCATACCATTTCTATCTGATACAATTCACGTTTTTCGTTCAACCAATCAATTAATAGTTGTGGTGATATTGACGGTGCGTCTACAATAGTAAATATCCCTTTTTCTGCCCAGTCTTTGATTGGTGCCTTTATTTTAAATGTGTCTAAAAATTCTTTTCTCGCAAAACTATGCTGCATCCATATAAATTTCTCATCATGTTTAAACAACAATCCTACACTGGCAAAATCTCGAATCTCAGCATAGTCAAATCCTGCCACACACGACTTTCCTTTTAACTCACCTACAGGCTGATTGGTAGCCATCAATTTATCATGTGTTGTAATATCAGATTCCATATCTCCTTCGGTGAAGTTCATACGCTTCACAACAAACTCACGACGACCAGAAGGTTCTTCTTCAAGCTTTAAGTACTCTTTCATTACCGTCGAGTACAATCGCTTTGAGTATGGAGAATCTTCCTCAAACATTGGATTTGCTTTTGACCAGAGTTCCGGCTTATCCATTTCATCAATCGAATCTAATTTACAAATGAACGGGAATAGTCGATCATTAGGACTTTCTCCACTAAAAATCTTTTGGGATCGTTCCAGCATTCTATCGTAAAACCCTTCTCTCACATGTCCATTGGTACCGTTATAAAAAGTTCGCGGATTTTCAATTTTACCTAATCCACTTCTCTGAATATCAACT